GGTGTAGGCGGTGGTGTAGCCGGTGGTGTAGCCGGTGGTGTAGCCGGTGGTGTAGCCGGTGGTGTAGCCGGTGGTGTAGCCGGTGGTGTAGCCGGTGGTGTAGCCGGTGGTGCAATTGGATCAGTCATTTATTCTTCTCCTCCATCAGCCATAGTAATTATGTCTTCTGGCTTCATGTTTAAAATTGTTAGGATACGCAACACAGCGTTACGTTCCCCGCTATTAAAAGCATTCATGTAAGGGTCAAGACTAAACCCGCCATCGAATACTCCGTGTGCTCTACACATGTCAGATAACACCGATATTACTTGTGGTGAATCCAAGTCAAAAACTTCTTGGTATTTTCTGTGTAATTTTTTATGTAGTAAGTTATCCAACATGATTGCCACTGGTGGCAGTCTCCTCTACTGTAACACTCCAAAACTTTCTCCGGTTAATCCGGCTTCCTGTGCTGTCGCTCCGGCTCTTGCCATAGAGTCCGCGCCTTGACCGGAAGCTCTAAGATTTTCTGCGCTTTGTCTTTCTTCTTCTGCTTTACGTCTGGCGTCACGAATACCCTTAACTGCTTTTTCATCTTTAAGGTATCTCTGGTTAACACTAAACATCTCAAAAACTCCTCGTCCCATTTCATCAGTATTGAATATGTCTGCCATTTCTGGGTTATATTTCAACATAGGTTCAAGGATTCCTAAAGCTCTCATGAGACCATTAGCCTCAACTTGTTCCTGCGCGCGGGCTATTGGTGAAGTATATACTATTTTTAACGGCACACCTTGCATAATAGCTGGTTGTTCAGGTAACTTACCGGCTCTGTTCAGTAAACCATACACTCTCTGTACAAGTGGTCCGAGTAATTCAGTCTGTATCCTGCCTAAAAGTGGTCCAAGTAATCTCAATTTCTCTTCTGTTCTCTGCATTACCTCTGTCGCTGTCATTTGTGGACCAGTATTTAGCTGTAACTGGTTGACAAAGAATATTTCTCTTATCTTCTCATGCAATAATTTAGAGTATTCTACCCCTAATCCAGGATTTCCGGTAGGCAGAATGTCAATATCTCTCTTAGAATTTAACCGTCCACGCTGGTAGTAATTAAGTCCTCCAGGTGTAGTTCTTAACGGACGCAAAAACCCACTATCAGGTAAAATGATAGGGGGATCAACCGTCTTCTGTGCTGCTCTTATAGTAACTTGAGCTACTCTCATTAACATTTTGGTGTCTGGTAACGCTGTCGAACCGCATCCACGTCCATATGTTTCGTGTGTTGATTTATAAAATCTCGATGCCATAAAAGGTAATTCATGAAAACCGCTTTCCTGCATCAAGTGTTTATTCTCTACATCTATATACAGAGATGCAAAAGGTAAATCTGTTGACTTCAAAGAATAATGATTCACTAAATCTCTTGGCAGAATAACTTGGATACTCTTCACTTTGGTGTCAAGCTTATCATCAGCAATTAATTTCTTAACCTTCCCAGAAAGATTATCTACTCCAAACTTACGCATCAAAAACCCTGCTGTACGAGTGTACTCTCTGTAAAGAGTATCAACTATTCCTTCAGCATTCTCAACAAAATAACACTCGTACAAAGGGAGAGACAAAAAACGCAAGGCTGACTGTTTTAAATGCTCTTCTACTAAAATAGTCAGATTACCAAAAGCTCCGTACTCAAGATATCCTTCATGTACTGCCGATGAAAAACCGGCAATAGGATTATTTATCTCATGGTACATTATCTTAGAGACCGCGCTAAGATATAAAGATATTTCTCTCACATTCGTCAGTGTCGCATCAACAGGAGCTATATGAAACCAGGGACTCGCTGAACTTGTCAACAAAGAGAATAGCCCAGAAGCCAGAAGTTGATTGGCATGTATTGGAACTGAATCAAACACTTTAGAATTTCTCTTTTCGCCAGGAGCAGCAGTAAAAGTGAAATTTGCGTGCTCAGGATACATCACTTCTGCTATCTCCTGCCAATGAGAATCGAAATTCCCTCTGTCAGTTTTAAGAAATTGAGCCTGAGTCACGAGTGTTTCTATGTATGTTTCAGTAGCTTTCATATTAATCCTTGAGTAACTCGTCGACGTTCATAATATGTATTTTATACTTTCTTTGAAAAGCCTCTATGTCCAAACCCTTGGGGCTCGCTGCCTGTTTTCTCGCTTCCTTCTTTACTTCTTCCATCGTGAGATTGCTACCAGTGGCAGTCTGCTCTGTCTTGGACGCAGATGTGGTGTTTTCTTCCTCTTCTGCTGACATAAAATCGAAATCCATTTTTCCTCCTATTTATATTTTCTATTACCTACATTATACCACACTATAAAGGGAATGTCAAGAACTATTTTCATGCCCGTATTTTTAAATATTCTTAAATATAGTCCTCTAAAGGGTTATACGCCATGTTAATTGCTTCAAGTTCTTCGAGTTCATCATACCTCTGGTCTGCATAAGTAGGTAGCATTTGGTCTTGTGTAGCCCTCAACCCCATCGCACAGGCTAACTGTCTAAACCCATCCGCGAAATGCTTTGACCAATCACGCACAGGAGAATCTGAGAACTTTTCTTTCTTCTCATCCCAGTCTCTACGGTATGATTTAAGCCCCTCAATCCCATCAGCACACTTGTTTCTATCGAACCAACACTTAGGCAAAATCTGTCGCATCGCATGATGCCCTTCTGATAGCCCGTACTTGTCAGCTAATCCTGTTTTAGGAACCGTAATAATGTTTTGTAAACCAAGATTCTCGAACGTCTCTCTTCGTGTCGTGCCTGTACTATACTCATGCACCTCTACATCATGCGGAAAGAAGTGTTCTTCATAAGTGTACGGTTTCCTGTTCACTACATTAACATAGTGCGGAGCTGCTTTTCTATTCGCATAATAGCAATCAATCAACCTTATCTCTCTACCTGCAAACTGGGTAAACCATATTACATTAGTATCATCAAAGCCTATATCCCAAGCGGTTGATACTTTAAGATTCGGCTCCCACGGTACGTTTGTTATTCTACCCTCTTTACTGGCGGTATCCATCAAATCACCAACAATAGACCCCACAAGACCAGCATCAAAACTACAATAATACTCTTGCTGAATCAACTCCTCTGGCATCCCAGACTGACGTTCGGCTTCGATATCTTCGTCGGTAATGACACGTTCTCCAGTCCCTTTACGGGTGTCCTCAACAGTAAGGAACTCCGAAAACCACTTCTTGTTCGTCTTAGCATAGTTATACATCTTCCATGCTGTCCCTCTACCTCTGGGAGTACCGTTAAACAACGCCCATCCTTTGTTCTCGAGGAGTATAGGTCTGAGGTAATTCCATGCAGCAGGTTTATGAAGTGGAAACTCACTAAAGATTACTCCAACTGGATTCGCTCCGACAATGGAATCAATGTTATCAGACCCCACCATTCTAATAATAGAACCATTAATAAGCTCCAGCACCATCTGCTGGTTCTCTCTCCGCTTCACCAGCTTCTCTGGAAAATGATCAATGAATCTAAAGCCATCAGAGTCCATGCCTTCCCATATAATCAATCGTGCCTGTTTATAATATGGAAGGATATAGAAATAAGTCCCAACTCTCTTAAACGCTTCACGAGCAAGGATATTTATAAAGGTCTTGTCCTTACCTGCTCTCCGGTGCCATATCACAAAGCCCCTATTATACCCTTTAGACAGAGCATTATAGGTGTCCTTCTGATAATCACGAGGTGTAAAGTTATGCGGTATAGTTATAACATTATCCATTATTCAAATATATCCTTTATACTCACCTCTGGTGGAGGAGATGACCCCTTCAAAGGGGAGGAGGAATTATCCTCTGAAGGAGTCTGACTGCCACCGGTGTCAATCTGAAGTTGACTAAGCTCCGATTGCGAAGGGTCGATGGCAGGTGCTGCATCATACTTTTGTGGATGTTGAGTATCGGTTGTTTGGTGTTGTGTTTTAGTAGTGGTATTCGCCTCCATCGCGATAGTAGCCCCGAACTGATCAATGAGAGTCACTTTCAAATCAGCCAGATCATCAAGCTGCACACTCTTAGGAATGAGCTTGGCAAGCAATGCTAAGAACGCTTTGGGATCAATCGTTGCTTGTGTTATCAACCACGATGCCCCACCGAGTTGATTATACACCTCAAGAACAGAAGTAGCAAACTTACGTGGTGTCATCTTTACTGTGTCTTTTATATTCGGACCAACATATTTAGGTTGGTCTGGTATGTCTGGTTGCGGCTCAGTTAGAAAATTAAAGTCCACGTTCCCTCCTTCTCTTCTTGGGTTGCTACTGGTGGCAGTCCCGTTTCGTGTGAAAATATAATGTCTTTAGTATACCATGTTTAAGGTTGAATGTCAAGAGTTAAAATAAAGGGCAAAATAATAAATAAATAGTTGGCACGATACTTGCATAGGGAGAATCCTGGATTTGAGAGTGGATTGCCACCAGGCTGCGGGGCAATCAGGTATTGGAAGAGGGGTGAGTACATGGGCAAACTGATTGGGGTTGTATTAGAGGGGTATACGGTGCGGTGGCAATCTGGTTGGAGGGTAGGCTGATACCAGATTGCCAACTCAGAACAGTTAGACTGCCACCAGGACAGTCCTTAACACTAAGTGTTATTGGGTAAGCTATGATCGACACCAGTGGCAGTACGGGGGCGACTTAAAATGCTAATTTTTCTTAGTCGAATTTTTTAAATTGAAAATTTTAAATTGAAAATTTAGGAGGCTAACTTTTTAAATTGAAAATTTTTAAATTGAAAATTTAGGAGGCTAACTTTTTTAAATTGAAAATTTTTTAAATTGAAAATTTAGGTCCCGCCTACATGCGTCCTTATAATAATAAATACGTCATCCAGTTTGGGGGTATGCCCCTCTGAAGCCCGCCCCATCAAATGCTATTCTGATATTTACTAAATGCCATTCATTTAACGAATACTACGCAGCCAGTGAATACCCGCCAATCAATAGCTATTACGCAGTCGATAACTATTACATATCCACTAAGCTCACCCCATTCGATAGCTATTATATATTCATTGAATGGGACTGCTGCTGGTGTCAATTCAGATATTCAGTGAAGGGCTTACTGCAAGTATCATGCCAGGTAGTACACAACATGAAGTGTTAAGGATTGTCACGGTGGCAATGTAAATGTTTGGATGTTGGCAGTCTGAAGCAAGGGGATTCGCACACAAAAAGCCTGTTATGAGTAGCGTTTTTGTAACTATCTGATTTTATTCATGTTGTTAGTTGTGCATAGTAAAAGTCGTTTCTATGATTCGAAATTGACAAAAAGTCAAAAACGTAACCTATGGGGTTACACACCAATATTCTCTATAATCACTAAAAAGCAATCTACTGATAACACTAAGAACATTAGTAAAATCAAGTACTTACACCATTTATCCCTGGATATCAGCCATTTATCGGCGGTTCCGGCAAACTTTTAACACACGGTGCTAATAGAATGACCGCCAACATTCCACAATCTCATAAAACAGTCTGTTATTTTGTTAGCACTGAGTATTAAAACAGCAGGTTTGCGGGTTAACACCAGGTGTTAAAGTTGACCTTATTTAATTTCGGCTAAAACCGGAGCTTAAATTTATACCCTGGTAGCACTTAGTGTTACGGACTCAATCGGGTGTCAGTCCGGAATCAGATGTTCTATTTCTATAACTTAATCTAAAATAATAAATAATTTATTATTTTAGCCGTAATAGTTGTTGACACTGATTTTTACCCATGCTATTATTCTACCTAACAGTGAGAGTTTTAAACACAAACAAACAGTCAACCTTTAAACAGGAGGCAACAAAAAATGGCAAAGGTAATAAAACCTTGTAAAGACATAACTGACACTAACAGTAGAACACTTGCAAAACAGCACCAACAGCTCAGGGAGGAGATTTATCGGTTAACAGCTGATTTGCACCGTGTAGAAGACAAGCTCAAAAAAGCGCTTGTTAACGAAAATCTGAGCCAATTGCTAATCATAAAACCTGCGGCGCTAAGAAATTTACTTAAATAGGAGGGCAACAAAAATGACTGAAGACAAAAAACCAGTAACAACTTTAAAAAGCGTACTCAACAGCAATGAGCTTGAAATGTTAAATCAAGCTCGGGGAGTTTGGCAAAAATTGACCGGTGATTCAACAAACCGCCTGCAAGATATGGCAGATATCGGGTATGCCATTGAACTGATTTACTCTAAGGGTAGAAAGAAAGGGCTAAAAAAGCAGGAGATAACGACAATGGTCAATTTGTCATTCCCAGGTTTGAGCGCCGTTGAGCGTAGCGAATTTCGCAAGCTAAACAAAAATATCGAGCAAGTATCTTGTTTCGTACGTGATACGGGCATAAAATCATGCAATACATCGTACCTGATTTCGTCATACGTTAAGGCAGTCAAAGAAGACTGCCAATCCTGCAAGGATATTGAAGCGGAATTGAGAAGGGGGTTGATTAAGCTCGCATCTGATTCAAAAGAAAGTGACGCACCTGATTCAAAAGATTCAGACGATTCAAAGGAAAGCGACGCACCTGATTCAAAAGATTCAGACGATTCAAAGGAAAGTGGTGCACCTGATTCAGATAATTCAGATGATGGCAAAAGAAAAAAAATCATTTTAGGAGACGTGATTAAGAAGGAAGGATACGACAACATTGTTAGACCGATAAAATCGGCTGACATTGTTGAAAATTTCGGGCTGATAGTAAATCAGTTAAAAACCTTGTTTAATGAGGATAAATTGAGCGCGGATCAAAAGATTGAAATTGACAAACACGGGACATCTCTGCTAAAACACATGGCAGGAATCGACGCAAGTAGCAGCGAGTTTGATAAAATAGCAATTTAACTTTAAAAAGGAGAGTAAAAAATGTTAACAGGAACAATAATTTTAGAAGATATCAGCATTAGTTTTAGGCAGGATGAAAACAAAACAGGGGGCATAGTTTACACTGTTTCCGATTCTTTGTCTTGCAAGAGTGAAACGAAAATAGTAGCGCAAGATAAATTTTTTAAAGCCCTTGCGATTGCCGTGCATAACGACGGAATGCCCGATTATAAAAAGGATTATGAAGACGCGGAGAGTATCCAAAGTTTGATACGATGGATCCCCTGAACAAAACGGTTACAATGTTATAGAGATATAACATTGTAACCTAAAAAAAAAAGATTAAAAACCATGTGTAAAAAAGTTGTAGAAAACATAGAATTTAAAGACGCCCTTTAGCTGTAATGTTATAGAAAATATAACATTACAGCTAAAAAAATAATTAAAATAAATAAATATTAGAACCATATTTATTTTAATTATTTTTTATTTATCATATTATTAATATTAACAAATTCCGACAGGAGGGAATTAAGCAATGTTAAAAGAATTGATAGGCAGGTACAAACTGAAAAGACACGAAAAGAAGTATAAAAAAGGGTATAATTTTGCCGCAGGTGAACTTTTAAGCGGGCGCACTCCCTGGGAGTTGAGTAGTGGGGTAAATAAAACAAATATGACCGCCTATGATGCAGGGGTATCTGCGGCGGTTAATGACATAAATAAAATAAAGACGAAATAAATAAAGACGAAATAAATAAAGACGAAATAAATAAAGCTTGACACGGGCATAGAAATATGCTATAATGTTCTTAACACAATGGGAATTGACTGCCGTTGTGTTAAGAAAAAACAAGAATGTTATAGTTCTATAACATTCAATCGATCAAATTCAGACGGGAGGACAAATCATGGAGCAAAGAAAATCAATCAAAGAAACATTAATGAAGCGTGATGGGACATCGGCAGAAGAAGCCGATACCATGGTATCCGAAGCCCATGTGGAATTTCTGTATTATCTGGATAACGGCGACATGGATGGGGCGTATAATATTTGTGAGGAGTTTTTTGGTTTGGAGCCTGACTATATAGACGAGTTCATCTAAACCGGATTGACACTGGTAGCAATCCGAAAGGAGAATAAAAAATGGAACGACTTTTAAAGAGAGTGTTAGAAGAAGGAAGGATACGACAACAGCGGCAGAAGTTGTTGTTGATGAAGTGTATAAAAAATTACTTGAAGTACTGGATGAAGAAAGTCCGCCGTATGTTTTAGTGGGCAGACTGCACACACTTATTGATGGAACTTTGCTGCCGGAAAGGGGTAAGATTGACACTGGTAGCAATCCGAAAGGAGGTGGTTAACGGCGCAGAATGTTATAGATCTATAACGTTTAAGTACAATTCATTTTTTAAGTACAATTTAATTTAATTTAAGTTTTTAAGGAGAGCAAATTATGAGTTTCGTAAAAGTAAAATTGAGTGATATCAAAGACAACCCGTACCGCAATGACGAGAGCTATACATATGACAAAGCAAAAATTGCGGCACTTGCTGAGTCAATCGGGGACACAAGTTTTTGGGAGAATCTTCTTGCCCGTAAAACAAAGGAAGGTGTAATCCAGCTTGCGTATGGACATCATAGACTCCAGGCATTGAAGGCGTTAAATGCGGAAGGATACGAAGAGTATTCAGTAATTAAAATTAATGTGAGACCAGAGAATCAGCTCACAGACGAAAGAATGTTGAAAATCTTCGCACAGGAGAATAAGGATGACTGGGGGGAGTCTCCGCAGAATCTTTGCATGACAGTGTTACAGTTGCAGGCACATTTGGAAGGGCTTATTAGAGCAAGCAAGGATAAAGACCAGTTTCTGAAGAAAATCAGCGACCCTGGGGCGTTGTCTGTTGACGACCGGAGTTTTACCAGAATGAAAAATAATGGTGTCGGAGCGTCTATCATTGCGCAGTTTCTTGGAGACACTTGGTCACGCCAGACTATTCAAGACGCACTTCAAGTAATTGCCAATGATGAAGCCACGTTTAAACTGGCTCAGAAACTGCCTTCAGTAACACTTGCCAATAGGTTCCAGAAGTTGGTAACAAAAGGAGTAGAAGGGAAAGGCAAAAGTAAAGTGGTTACCATGTTTGACGAAGACGTGCAGCGGAAAGTCGCTGACAAAATTGTCAAAGAAAATCTGACACGGGCAGAAGTAGAAGAGGCAGTCAAGATCAGCAAGGATAATGCTGACGGGCTTGACCCTTTACTGGCTATTAACACCGTAGTCGAAAAGAAAAAAGCGGCGTTAAAAGAAGTCAAGGAGAAGATTGCGGCTGATAAACCAGCCCCAAAAACACCCGTTGAAAAAGTACAGGTAGCCCTGGAAAAAGTACTGGTACTGGTACGCAAAGAAAGAGTCAATTTGAGAGATGAAGATATCAAATTGATTAAAAGCGGCATTAATCTTGTTATTGAGGTACTTGAAGCTCCGATCGAGGATTTTTTGGAAGACGACGAAGACGTACTTGACGAAGGCGAACCCGATAACGATATGCCTTTAGGCTAAAACAAAATTAACCGTAACTGAAATGTAGACTGCCACCAGTGGCAGTCTACACTTTGAAAGGAGAACAATATGGGGGAACATGCGTATTTCTCACCCTCGGGAGCATCTCGCTGGATTGAATGCCCAGCGAGTTTGTACTTGTCAGAAAAGATTATCGACCGGACAAGTTCATATGCTCATGAGGGGACAATTTGCCACGACATAGCGGCGAACTGCTTGACCAAAAAACAACAAGCTTCCGACTATGCGGGGCAAATTGTTGAAGGAGTCGCCATAACCCAAGAACTCGTCGACGGCGTTCAGATGTATGTCGATGAAGTTCAGGGGTTAACACAGGAATATTCCTGCATTGGTGGACGAATTGAACATAAAGTGGTAATAACGGAACATTGCTGGGGTACTATTGATGCGATGCTGTGGAATAAAGACACAGTTATAACGATTGATTTAAAAATGGGAAAGGGGATAGTGGTAGCAGCAGAAGATAACAATCAGTTGAAAATATACTCAGTCGGGGCTTTAAGGTGGCTTCTTGATGAATATAAAATCATGCCCGAAAAAGTAATTAACATTATTATCCAACCGAGAACACCGAATCCAATCAGGAAGACGGAACTCGACCGAAAAGAATTAGGCGATTGGTTTAACAACAAAGTGCACCCAGTTATTAAAATGCACGAAAAGGGCAAACCTTCCCCTTTCCCGTGTAACCCAGGGGAAGCACCGTGTAAGTGGTGCAAGGTAAAAAGGTGCAAAGCAAGAGCGCAGAAGAATATCAACGATGCCGCCCGTGCTTTTGCTCCGTTTACTAAAGTTGAAACGCCAAAGATTGAGACTGCCACCAGTGGCAGCTCCGTTAGCCCAAAGCTTGCGGTGTTGACTATCGCTGAAATGGCGGAGTTAAAAAAGTCTTTTAAAGCGATACAGGGGTGGATTAAAGACATAGAAGAGACCATTAGAACTGAAGCCTTGAACGGGGTAACAATCCCAGGATATAAACTTGTTGAAGGGAGGTCAGATCGGGCATGGAAAGATACTGAAGAGGAAACGGTACTCTTTTTGGAAGGGGTGGAAGTTAAAGGAAAACCGATTGACCCCTACACAAAAAAGCTTATTTCTCCTACTCAAGCAATAAAATTAATGGGTAAGAAAATAGCAGAAAAAAGTGCTATTGTAGACTGGGTTATAAAACCACCAGGAAAACCTACACTTGTTCTGGCGACAGATAAGCGTCCAGAATATAAATTAAAGGGGGAAATAGAAAATGATTTTAAAAAAGTAGAGCCTGTTAAAACCTTGAGCAACACAGAGCCTCTTTTGGTAGACGAAGAAAAAGAGGTTCCCCAAATGAGCGTGATGCAACGTATGCAATTTGCGGAGTTTGATAACGAGGAGACTGAGGAGACTGCCACTGGTAGCAATGCGGAACAAGTCGAACAAGAAAAAGGAATAGTCATTGAACCAGATGACACTCCTGTTTCGACAATTATGTCAGTCAGCGCTTGCGCAACGTCAAGTCCGCCGGCAAAAGGGACTAAAAGATACCAGTTATTAGGATTGGGAGGAGGTGAGGTTACCATACGCCAAGCAGCAGTAAAGCTTGGCTGTAGCGAGAACATGATTAAGATGCACTTGAGGTATTTGAACGAACGTGATGGGTACGGGTACGAAGTATTTTCAGACGGAACTTTTAAAGTATTTTAAATAACAAGGAGACAAAAACATGGCAGAAAACAAAGGTTACAGTATTGATGTTACAAAGAAAAAATGCGTATCCCCTGAGTGCAGAGGGTCATATGTACATATACTTGAGCCAGAAATGACGTTAACAAATCAAGAAGATCCCGATTCAAAAAAAATCCCCGTATGGAATATGCAGTGCATATTCCCAAAAAGTCCTACCGTTAACAAATGGGTTGAGGAGTTAAAACAGATATATGCTCAAACTCTTACGGATAAATTTGACGCTAAAAAAGCAGGAGAAATTGCCAAGATTATTATGGCTAAAAAACGGTTCCCGTTAAGAGACGGGGACAATCCGGCGGACACAATAGAGTTGAAGAACGCTGAACAGTTGGAAGGATGTTATTTCTTGACCAGCAAAAATAAATTCAGGCAGCCCCATATCATTGGGGTAATGGGTAAAGCAGTTGACCCTGAGACTTTGACACCTGACGATATTTATTCTGGAGCATGGTATCGAGCAATGCTGGAATTTTGGTATTACGATGTGAAGGGAAACAAAGGGATATCGACTACTCTTGTAGCAGTGATGAAGACGAAAGACGGCGATAGTCTTGGCGGCGGAACTTCAAAATCAGAAGCCACAACTGCTTTTTCTGATTTTGCAGAAGAAGCGGCGAGTATGTTCACTGCGGAATCAGAAGAGAGTGTAGAAACCCCCGAAGAGACCAAATCGGAAAAGAAAACATTTGACTTTCTTTAATCTCTAACCCTATCGGATTGCCACGAGTGGCGATCCGATACACCCTATGGAGGACAGTATAATGGATGAGAAAATAGTACAGGAAGTGGGTAAGACGTTATGTTCAATACTTAAAATACTGGTGGATAAGAAAAGAAAGGAAATTAGTACTAATAAAAGAGAAACTTGGGAAAACGCCATTGAGATAGTGACTGAGGCTTTCCGTGGGTACCAGAGTCTTGGCGAAGAAACCACCACCGAAAAAGAAGAAGAGTCAGACAACGAGACACATAGAGAGGGGCTTGATGACGATACCGGCGTATCGTACAGACAAGGGTTCGCTGAAAAAGAGAGATATAAACGGTTCATAAAATGGGAAAACCTTTCGGACGAAGAAGCTAAAATATTATATGAAGAAGTGCTTGACGACGAAGCAATTACAGAAAAAGCGAAAGATGAAAAAAGGGCACAACCTGGAACTTTCTTTGAAGAATTGTTAGACAATCTTATTAAAATGACGCAAGAAGTACTGGCGTCCAAAGCTGAAGAATACACTTCAGACGGCGACCGTTTTTATAATTTTAGACAGGCAGCAATAATGGACTCCACGACCCCGAAGAAATCTTTATGGGGCATGATGTTAAAACAGTTAGTATGCGTGCGTGGGATGGTGAATAACACCCCCGAAAAGCCCTCTGTAGAATATATTGACGAATTAGATAGGGGATACTAGTAACTATCTAATTCTTTTGGAAGGACTGCTAAAGGAGGAATAAAGTGGTTACAGCTAAGAGAATACAAGAGTACCAAGAGGAGCAAAAAGGCTCTTTAAAAGAAGCAAAAACGATTTTATACCGGAACGCCTTTTGTAACGAGCTTAGGACTGACACAACGGTTTCGGATATGGCGGATACTTTAATAAGAATATTGGAATTTGAGTTCGGCGATGGCTATGAAGGTTAAGGAGGTAAAAAATGACTAAATTATGGTTGGATTTTGAAACGTACAGTGACTTAGATATCCAAAAAGCTGGAATGTATAAGTATGTAAACCACCCCTCTTTCCACCCTTGGTGTGCGGCGTATGCTATTGACGACGAAGATACTAAATTATGGGTCCGGGGGGATACTGCGGAAGATTTACATAAGAGTTTATATGACCCTGAAATAAAAATTTATGCACACAACGCTGATTTTGAACATGTTGTTTTGAAGTCGATGAAATACGACCTACCCGTTAAAAGATTTGTGGATACACGAGCTTTAGCAGCTACTTTTGGCTATCCTTTAGGCTTAGATAAATTCTGTAAAGCAGTAGGCTCACCGGTACTTAAAAGTGCCAAAGGTACAAGACTACTTAATAAGCTCTGTAAACCCCAGAATAAAACTGTAAAAAATCCGTTAGGTCGGTGGTTTCCAGATACTGCTCCACAAGACTTTTCTGACCTATATTCTTATTGTGTCCAAGATGTTGAGTCAATGAGGCACGCGGTTAACAAATTACCTACTGATGAACTGTCTTCTTTGGAGCAGTACATCTGGGGGCATACAGTTCTACAAAATGAACGTGGGGTAAAGATAGACATAGAAAGTGTTAAGAAGATCAGAAAAATTTTAAGGATGTTTAAATTAAAAGGAGAGCAAAGACTCCAGACTGCCACTGGTGGCACTGTGAAAACCCCTAAACAAGTCAAGAAACTAAAAGAGTTTCTCAACGATAGGGGGCTTGACATGCCCAATTTAGCTAAAGCAACAGTCGAGGAGTATCTTGCGGGTGATACGCGTACTATATGCCGAGAAGTTTTGGAGTTAAGAAAACAATTAGCACATAGTAGTGTAGCTAAGTTCGATAAAATGCAGTTGATGTGTGAAAAAGATAGTAGAGTACGAGGTAATCTTGTCTATCATGGGGCGCATACTGGGAGATTTGCAGGAAGGGGGGTACAATTACATAACCTTCCCAGAGCGAGTGTAGCTAATCCTGATGAAGTTATAGCTGATTTCAATTTGTTAAGCTACCAAGATATTCTTGATAGATACCCAGATGTAAACGAAACGGCGATGGCTTTGATAAGACCGATGATAACTGCTGAATCAGGAAGTCAACTAATTGTCGCAGATTATTCGAGCATTGAGAATAGAGTGCTCCATTGGTTGGCAGGAGATGAAAAAACTCTTGATGACTTTAAAAAAGGGGTATGTCAATACAAAATGTATTCTGCAAGTAGGCTCAATATTAAGTACGAAGAGGTAACTAAAGAACAGAGAACAGAATCAAAACCTGATGTATTAGGGTTGGGATACGGCGGGGGCTATCGTGCTTTAGTAAGTGTTGCAGCAGGGTATGGAGTTGCATTGGACAATAAAAGCGCACAGGAGCGGGTAAATTTTTATCGTAAGAAGTACCATTTGATACCTAAGTTATGGAAAAAGGTTTTCAATAAAGTTTTGGAAGCTGTCGAAACAAAAGACCCACAGGTACTTATTACTCCTACTGCACAATTAGAATTTAGATGCGCCGGCGGGTATTTGTTTATTCTACTACCCTCAGGGAGGAGGTTATCATACCCGCAAGTCAAACTCAACGCAACATGGGAGATTAAAGTTAAAGGAAGACAAGTTCCTATGTCCTCAGTAATAAGCTATATGGGCGTGCGACAAAGCACGTGGGCAAGAATAGGAACACATCCTGGGATGCTTGTTGAGAATATCGTGCAAGCACTGGCGCGAGATATTTTAGTTTATGGTATGCTTTGCGCAGAACAGGCAGGATATAAAATCATAGCTTCTGTACATGATGAAGCAATAGCAGAGGTCGATGAATCAGAGGGAAATCTTGAAGATTTTTGTGAGTATCTATGTATGAAACAAAAATGGGCGGAAACAATTCCATTAAAAGCGGAAGGGTATGTATCTAAAAGGTACAGAAAGGATTAATATGAGCACAAATGATGATTTGTTAAATGAGATAATAACAGAAGTGGAGTACCAGAAACATTTAACTCACCCCAACAGTATAGAAGATGTCATAAGAAGTTGTGGCAGAATTATTCAGTATGCGTCATTAATAAAAATAGGTAAGATTACAAGACTGCCACTGGTGGCGACCCGAAAGGATAATTGATGAATACTTTTAGGGATTTAATTTTATCAGTAGAAATTACGGAAGAAGAACATAAAGAACTTATTTTTGTTTGTTCTGAATGGGCTTTATTCTGTGCAAAATTATCTACTTTTGATAAGTTAAAGGTGATAAAGCTTCTTAAATATTTAATTACTGAACGTACTAAGAGTAAAAAAATGCTTGAAAGAAGTATTGGGAGATTTAATAGACTTAACACCTTAGTAAAGGAGACACTATGCACGAGAAAGAGATAGAAAAATATTTGTGTAAGCAAGTTAAAGAAAAGCTAAATGGCGTTGCTTATAAGTTTACTTCTCCTGGGCGAAGAGCAGTACCAGACAGACTTTGTGTAGTTAAGGGTCATTGCTTTTTTGTAGAATGCAAAGCCACTGATAAGTATTTGACGGATGCGCAAGAAAGAGAAGCGTATAGATTGAATGCGTTAGATCAATGGGTATACATGGTCAACTCTAAAAGTAAAGTGAACGTACTTATAAGAGCATGGGAGTTGAGGTTAAAAGAAGAAAGGGGGTTGTGATGGAAAGGTGGTTCATATCGTATAGAGTAACTGTTAAAGGTTTCTTAGATAGTGTTCCACGTATACGAATATTAGAAGGTACTGTTGTAACAGATGTATCTCCGGCTAACTGGATGCGGGAACACGGAGTGAGTCATACTATACTATACGCAGAACAAATATCAGCGGCGTTAGCAAGTGAATTAGTACACGGTGGTGCAGGTATTCCTGCTGAATATTATACTTAGAGGTACTTATGAAATTATTAACAATAGATAACGACATGCATGAATACCAAAAATACGCTGTATTTACCGCTATGGAAAAAAAATATGCTGCGATATTTTTGGGAACAGGACTTGGTAAAACAATAATAAGTCTTACGATAGTTGACCAGTTATTAAAACGTAAGTTAATACGTGGTGCTTTAATTGTGTGTACTAAAAAAGCTATGTTCAATTCTTGGAGACAAGAAGCGGCACAATGGGAACATACTCAGTACTTAAACTTTTCTATTATACATGGTAATGCAGGAAAAGGAACGTCTAAGTTTGTAAAGCGTAAAAACTTAATGGATTCCAAGGCTCGTATCTTTCTAATAAATTATGAGGGTTTACCCTGGTTGGCAAGAAATCTTAACGCGATATACAAGAACAGATTGCTGCCTTTTGATTGCGTTTTTTATGATGAATCGACAAAGATGAAACACTCAACAACACAAAGATTTAAAGCTTTCAAACCTTTTATGGACAGATTTACTTACCGATTTCCTATGACAGGAACACCTGCTCCTAATGGATTGATGGATTTATTCGGTCAGATGTACGTTATGGATTTAGGGTATAGTTTGGGTACTACTCTCTACAGTTTTAGAAACAGGTTCTTTACTTCTCTCCCCCAAGGTACACACACTCTATACACACTGCGAAAAGGAAGTAAAAAAGCAGTGTCAAAACGTATTAAAAACAGAGTGATTAATATGCGGAAGCAAGACTATGTTACGCTGCCCCCTATTATTTACAACGAAATAAAAATGGACTTGCCTAAAAAATACAGGAAACAATACGATGAATTAGAGAATACATTTTTTATAGAATTAGAAAAGTCTGAGATAGAAGCGTTTTCTAAAGCGGCTTTATCAATGAAACTAAGACAATTCTTGCAAGGAAAAATGTATACAGGAGAAGGCAAAGAAAGAAAAACAATAGCTATTCATGACGAAAAATTGCAAGTGTTAAAAGAAATGGTAGATATTTCTAACAAAACTACACGTATTCTTGAAGGCATAGGCAACTGTATCATAGCATATAATTTTCGATACGAACGAGAAGATTTAAAAAGTATATTTCCTAACGCCCCTTCTATTGATGGGCAAACAACTGATAAACAATCGGAGGAGTACATAAAAAGATGGAATTTAAAACAGATACCTATACTCTTATACAATCCTGCAAGCGACCCGCATGGGTTGAACTTGCAGTTAGGTGGTAATCAAATTCTATGGTATAGTTTAACGTGGAACTTAGAACAATTTTTACAACTGATAGATAGGCTGTACCGGCAGAGACAGGATAAAACAGTGTTTGTTCACTGCTTGTTATTTAGAAACACTATAGATGAAGTAGTGTTTAAGGCTCTAAAAGATAAAGAAGCAACTCAGAATAATTTACTTGCGTCTTTAAAAACATATCGAAAGGAGAAAAGATGAATGATAACACATACTTGTGGCGGAAAAATGACAGTACTAAAAAAGAATAAGATGCGTATTGTGTACCAATGTGATGTGTGTAAAAAAATATTAGTAGTACATGGGCGGACTGCTACCAGTGGCAATCAAAGGAGTCGTAATGGAGAATAAAACTACTATTACTCTTGTACGTTCTCGTATAAAAAACAGACCTTATTGTAAAACCGATGGTAAATATCTCGGTCCAACTTGGAACAATGATATAGGTTTGCAGACTATACCTAACACCCCTGAAGAAATGTTTAACCTTTGTTCTATCTTGCTTACTGCCAGCAATACTTGTGTTGTTACTGGTGCTGCAGTCAGACCAGAGATACTAAACACTGATAGAACCCTGAAGAACTTTAAAGAAGAACCAATATCTTATATCGTGTTAGATTTAGATAAATACGAAGTACCTAACTTAAAGAAACTTGAGTATAATCAAGTAGTGAAAGAAGTAGATAAGTTTATTAGAGAGTATCTGCCTCCAGAATTTCAACGAGTAACTTACACACTATGCTTCAGTTCTTCTTTTCTTATAAAAGAGAAACCATATCTGAGATGTCATATTATCTTTATGTTAGAAGAGCCACAATATCCACGTGAGATAGGTGTATGGATTAAAAAGAATGGCGTCCCTGCTGACGCTACTTTCTATTTTAATTTAACGCAACCTATCTTTACAGCACAACCTCTATGGGTAGATTTGGTTGACCCTCTAACTCTTAAAGACCCTAAGTTCCCCAGATTAAGTTACATTAAAAAAAATAAAACACATGTAGCTCCAGGGTGGCAACCATATTTTGTACCTGAAAAGAATTTAACATCTTCTGAAATGCCTACTGCTCGTATGTTGCCTGGTAAAGTAGGGTCATTTTGTAGGAGGGTATCACCAGAAAAAATACTATCCTCAATGGGCTACACTCATGTTGATAGCAACAGATACTTAGCCCCTGAATCAAACACTGGTATCCCTGGTGCGCTTGTTTTTGGTAATGGGTATGTTTATTCGCATCATGACGGCGACCCTATAAATCAGATAATAGGGGAAGTTTTTAAGCACAAACGCAAGAGTTTAAATGCTTATGATATCTCTTATAATTGGGCAATGCTTAATAAAGAAAGAGACTCCTCTATACTAAAAGAATTTGAGTTCATGCTTAATCAGGCTATTCTTGGGGACAGTGTGTACCAAGATGAAGTTCAACAAGAACTGGTGTACCGAACAGAATGGCTTAGTGAAGGAGAATATAAAGGAGACAACCGGAAAATAATAGATAGTATAATTTTAGATATGTATGATTTGCATTTGACGGAGTTATCAAGAGACTATCTTTTTAACGCTATTAAAATGCAAACAAAACATATAACTCTTGCGTCAATAAAAAATGCTTGGAAAAACTTAAAGCGTGAGCAAGCGACACAGCAGGATACTTACGACCCCGAAGCTAACTTACGCCACATGGCTAACATATTTAAAAGACAGAAAATTATATACTCACACCATAAAACTGTAACAGGTAATTTCTGGTGCTACTTTTCTGACCGGCGTATCTGGAAATGTTGTAACATATCGCAAACAAAAGCTTTTATTTACAACCATATCCACGCTGCTATACCTTTAAAAGTAGAGATTAGTTATAGCAAATCAGAACAACTCGCGAATATCATCACCCGTGAAGCTTGTTTATCTATGGCTGATTTTCCTAAAGGACAAGGATGGGCTTTCAACGAAGGCAGTTACGGCATAATCATGTCCGATATCTTTTCAGATAGCCCCCAGTGGCAGTCTAAAGATTCAGTTAGAACACTAAGAAAAGAAGATTATATATATAAAGAGTTACCCGTTACTTATAAAGAATGGACAAACGCAGAGACTCCGGATAAATACATAGATTTTTTAATAGGGTCTTGCGAAGAGGATTTGGAAACAGTTGAATTAATTAGGGAGTACGGCGGTTATATTTTAGCTGATTCGTATTACATACATAAGATGTTAATCATTGAGGGTGTACCTGGGAGTGGCAAAAGTATCTTAGCTAAAGTACTGCAAGCTTGCGTAGGTTCCCAATACCATTCAGCGGTATCTATTTCAGGGTTAGCTAATAGGTTTGGATTGGGTACGCTTCCTGGAAAAAAGTTAGCAGTGATGTCGGAAGCAAGAGGAGTCGATTTCAATACATTAAAAGCTTTAGTACCCATACTATTAAAAATCGTAGGTCAAGACTACGTGGATACCGAAGCGAAAGGAGTTGACATAGTAACGGAACTTTTAGAGTGCAAGATCATGATGATGACGAACAAAACTCCTGTACTGCCTGATGATACAGGGGCGTTAGCACAGAGACTAATGATGATAAAATTTAATAAAGGGTTTAGAGGAACACCTGAAGAGGTACTTGGGTTAGATAGACAGATAATACAAACAGGATTAGCAGGAATTATAAAATGGCATTTAACAGGGCTTGAACGTCTTAGTGAACGAGGTGTTTTTATTGAGCCTGAGAGGGGAAGAAAAGCTAAGGAAGCATTGATAGAACAGATTGACCCACTCAAGAACTACATCACAAAATATTTTACAATAGATTTTAATAGCACACAAACAGAATGGATGCGCCAAAGAGAATTTATACTGTACTTCAGAGCATATTGTTTACGAATAGGTCAACCTACTACTGAGAAAAGTATTCAAAAAAGAGCATCAATAAGAAGTGTTAGAACTTTATTTCCTAACGTATATGTTAAACGTATTCGGAGAGAGGATAAAACAGTTGCAGCGTTAGCAGGAATGATACCTAAAATTCAATTAGGTTTAGAATTTGCGGATGAAATTTATGACTTACAATAAACTCAGATTGCTACCGGTGGCAGTCTAATAAAAGGAGAAATATAATGGCGTGTAAAAGACAAGGAATAATGTTAGCAACTTTGCTCACGAAGAAACTTTTTGATAAACTTCCTAAACCAGTTTTAGTACAACCAAAAATTGAAGGAGACAGATTAAGAGCCAAGATAGATAACTACGGGGAACCAACTTTGTTTAGTTCAGGAGCCAAGATAAGAACATGTGTCCCCCACATACAAGAAGAACTAAAAGAAGTGTGTGGGTTGTGGAGAGGGATTGAGTTGGATGGTGAAATGTACAAGCACGGGATGGAGCATAGTGAAATACGAAGTATTGTAGGGAGGACAAAAAACTTACATCCTGATCATAAAAAAATAGAGTACCATATCTTTGATATCGTTTCGACAGAAGCACAAAACCATCGTACTGCAACATTACAGGAATTTTTTAAAGATAGGTATTTTGAGTATCTGAGATACGTACCCTCGTGTCAAGTATGTAATTGGGAAGATTTACAAAGATACTATGCTATTTTCATTAGTGAGGGGTACGAAGGTATAATCATAAGACACCCTTATGCAGTGTATCAAAGAAAAAAAACTAGAACTCTACTAAAGTTTAAACCCAGAGCAAGTGAGAGCTTCAGAGTATTAAGTGTCATAGAAGAGAAGTCTAAAGACGGGGTACTTAAAGGAACTTTCGGAGCGTTTTGCTGTGAGACTCCAGAAGGACGAGTATTTACAGTAGGTTCCGGACCAACTAAATACCAACGTACTTTAATATGGGGTAACAAAGAACTATTTGTAGGGAATGAGGTGAAGATACGTTTCCAAAACTATACTAAAATTCGTAAAGTCCCCAAGATGCAATCAATAGACAAGGGTTGGTTGAAAAGTGTACAACAACAATTAGGAAGTGCGTAACACGAATGCTTGTACAGGATGTCCGTTACAATACGATACCAGAGTTGTAAAAAAAAAAATGACTCAGACTGCTACTGGTGGCAGTCTGAGACGCTACACCGGAGTAAAAAAAAAATGAAACTTAAAACAGCTTGTGCAGGATGCCCTTTAGAATTTGAAGATAAGAACAGTAGACTTTGTGCTTTTTGTGGTAGACGAGTCCAATACGCAAAAGAGGAAACTATTTCAATACCTTTTCCAACAGAGGCAGACATGTTAAAAGAACAACAAAAACTCCAAGCTCAAAATAATATGACTCGGTCGTACCTCGTCTCTGCTTTGGATAACAGAGTTTGTGAGGATTGTGGCGGTGATGTTTCTCGTTATTCACAATCTAAATTATGCTTTACCTGCTACCACAAATCAGGTGGAACATGTAAAATGGCGGACTGTGAAAACAAACTTTCACCCAGAAATAATTCAGGATACTGCAGAGGCTGTACAAGAATTGTAAACAACCGAATTAGAAGAGGCTCAGACCCTCATGCACCAGTTAAGAGACGAAAAAAGAAAATCGAATGGTAACTCAGACTGCCACTGGTAGCAGTCTGAGTTTTTCCTACATTAAAGAGCACAACAAATTAAGTTTATTTTTAATGATATTCGTGTCCATTCGTAAAGATTCTACCGGTATCTTTCTCTCACAGCAAATACCTGGATTATGCGCACCTATATCCTCTCGCAAATGTCTCGCCATTGTCTCGATACCTAAAGATAACTCAAACGCTTGCTCCATATCATTCATTTCTTAAGCATCCCCGACCGCATGAAGACACCAATTAATCCTGTAAACCCTGTCTGCAAAGCCATAGCCGCCGGAAGTGTCCCTGTGAAAAAACCTGCGGCTGCTGAAGTAATAGCTGCAACTCCTGTCCAAAATGTTTTTGATTGGTATAATTTTTTCTGTTCCATTACTTACCTCTCTTTCCTTTTAAAAGTTCTTTAATGTCTTTAGCCATAACGTCTATATTTTCGTCAATTCTGTCAAGTCTTTTTGTTTGCCCTTTATTCAAAGCATCACATGTTGCCGAGTATCTTACATTTTTATGGAGTATTACAATATCTTGTTTAACATCTTTAATCTGATTTTTTAATCCTACCCAAGCAAGTAACGCCCCTAAAAGACTACTCGAACCCGCTGTAAGTGCTTTTGCTGTGGTTTCATCCATACTTTCCTACTCCGCTTCAAGTTTATAGTTTATTATGATATTAGCAGTTCATTATGT